GTACCGAGTTTTTGTACTGTCGGGGTTTTCCGATAGTTCATGCAATGTGGTGGCCTTGCCGCTTTCATCGGCGGCTATGTATACCAATGCGTCTTCGATTTCGACGGGGCGAATATCGGCGGACGGAATGGCGGTTTGTTTGATAGGGACGTATTTTGCGGGCGTAACCGGGCTGTCGGTAACGGCAAACACGCCGCCGGTTGTGAACATGAATAAACTATCCAATCCGACCACACGCTTAACCGCGTTGACGCTTTCGCCTTCTAATGTGGCCGATACGGCTTCGTCGTCCAAAGCTTCCCATGTGTCTTTGAAACTGAACAAGTCACCAGCAGACTGCGACCCCCACGATGTTTGTAATAATTCTTTAGCCCCTGCGTAATAGGACCGGCCTTGGTATAATGCGACTGACCCCGGCCAGCCACGGGCCGTTGACCATGCGGCTTCTTCTAACGTCCAGTCACCGCCATCGATCGCTGTGGTGTCTTTGAAATCTTGCTCAACGGTAACTGTAACGACTGTGGCCGAGGTATAAGCCGTGATTATTGCTTTACCTTGATTGCCAAGGATGTATTTACCGACATCACCGGACGCGAATTCATTGCCGCCCGCTGTAAACGTGATCCCGGCACCCGTTACCGCCGACGGCGTGCCAGTATTCGTTGTCGGATCAGAAAATCTGTATGTCGGCAAATTGGTCAGGGCAATGGCCGTCAACGCCCACGACGTATGTGACCCGGTCCGCACCAGTTTCTGTTGTTGATTATCAACATGGGCAATCAACATGGTATCCAGTGATTGCGTCCAGTCCAATGCGTCTAAATCCGCCGCTGCCCACGGTGTCGTGATATCCGCCTGTTTGACGCCGTTCATATAAACAGCGATGTTTAAATCGGTGAACACATGCAAATAAGCCTGTTCCGTTGAAAACTCGAACGATGCTAACCGTACACCGGTGGCCGCCGTTGGAATTTCGGCGACGTATTCTAATCCGCCACGGCGTTCTAATCCGCCATGTGACAGCAATAAAAAATTTGTGATTTCAAGGCCGCCTTTAAAATAACGGTCGATATCAGCCCGCGCTGCCAAACTGTCGTCAAGCTGCCCTGCCGTGAAACTGAATTGCTGGACGGGAACGCGCTGTGGCATAATTTATGCCCTCACATCGATTAATGAAAAACCTTCAACCCGGCTCGGACTGGTTTGCTGACTGTCGATGGATTTAGCACGGGCGAATTCAATATCGGCTAAACGCGCCAAAACATCATTTCTGGATGTGCTTTCGGTGATGGGAATACAGAATTCAGCAGACAAACGTGTGATCATGACTTGATCAAAAAATGGTGGCCACGCGCTTTCATCGGGCCGGAAAATATATGTCAGGTTGATGCCGTCTTGGTTGCTGTGCAATCGGCGTTCGGCAATGCGGTATTCAATGCCCCGGCCTTCTTCGCCGCTGCCGATTGAAACGGCGCGTAGGAAATCTGCGGGTAATTGATAAGCATATGAATAATCAGCAATCGGGGTCACGGTTAATTTAGCCAGCGCTACTTGCGCATAGGCAAATGTCCACGGGTAAGCCGATAACAACGCGTCCCGGGTCGATGAATACAATGTGCTGGAAACTTCGGCTTCGACGCTGTCTTCATCAAAGCTGGAAATCGGGTTGGCCCCCAATTTAATCAGTGCCCGTGATGATAGATCGATATCTGACAGCATGACGAAACCTTTTTGAAAAATGGTGGCGAGGCCCGGTTAAAAGCCCCGCCTGTTGGTTTAATGAGAACGCACTAATCCGGGAGCTGCTTCCTCAACGTCTTCGCGAGTAACTTTGCTACCTACCGCCTCAATCAGAACATTGATGTTTGGCAGTCCACTTTTTGTCCAATGAGCATCGTCCTCAGGATCAAGCAGGGATATTGCCTCACCCAGCGCCATGCCGTCCGGCTCTTTATCCAAACGTTGCATCCACGATCCCAGTTGCTTTTCCGAGGAAATGAAAAACTCCTGACCTTCACGGATGCGATTGCCGCCGTACAGACCAGCCTTTGTTGCTTTGACTTTGATAGGCATTTGTCAGCCCTCCTTAAATGGCATCAGGCTGGGCAGTCCAGCTTGTAGGTTCTTGGGATGTCAACCACGCCGACAACGTCACCGTCGGTGTGGTGCCGCCAATGGTGTAATTAACGCGCAAAAATTGTTCGTTGGTATTGGGCACGGCCAAAACAATTTTATCACCGGCGGCCATTGCCGTTTTCTGAACACTTGACATGATTACCGTCGGCGAAGACATCCCCGCCGCGCTATCCGTTTGCAAATCAATATCTAATGTTGGACTGGTACCGGCTAACGCAACATCACAACTGATAACCAGCCATAATGGTTCACCGACGCCGACATCCCGGTCAGACGAAAGATCAATAATATTTGTTGATACCGCCGTCGCCGTCAGCGCTTGGGCGTCTGAAAATTCAAGACGGCTGTCTATGATCATGCCGCCTAAACCAGCACCGGCAAGACCGATACCCGTTGATGCGAGCATAATATCCTGCGCATTAGCAGGGTCAGGAACTCCAACAAAATTAAGAATTCCAATTGCAAGGGCAAAGGCCCCTAAGAAAAATAATTTACGCATAACTTTTACTCCTTGTTTTTTAAAACCAGATCAGGTGATTTTTTAGGTCACTTGGGCTTCAGTGTTTTTCAATGCATCGCTCCGTTTGACGGGAATATCGTCGAACGTCATGACACGTTTACCGGCCACAGTTTCCCATGACATATTGGATGCAATTTTTTCATTGATACCCAACCGCAATTTTTCACGAATGGTGCGGTTGACGTACCAGACAGGACGGCCTTTGCCGAGCGATGGAATACGTTCAGATGCTTCAATCATCCAATTTACCAGATTTTTGGTATTGGCGAGGGTATTCAAATCGGACACATCGATGTTGGCGATACGCACAACATAACGCCAATCCTTCAAACTTAACCCACCGTCCCACCGGTAATGGGTGCGGTAAGCTTCCATGCGGCCACCACTGCCGTCGGCATCTTCGATGGTAACTTGGCCTTTGTCGGTATGTTGAAGACCTGCGTTTGATCCTTTTGGATAAATACCAAACACGGTGGATGGCCCCCAAACGGCCAACCAGATCGATGCGTTGTCGGAGCCTACCCCCCCACCGTCAACAATGTTAAGCGCATTTTCAGCAGACAAATCGTTGTAGCGCGGAGCCAAACCTGTAAACGCTTCGGGTTCAGTGCCTTCGTTACCGTGGAAAACGGTGTCGGCAAATTCCTGTGACATGCCTTCGATGTGGGCACGGTCTTCGGATAAGCGGAAAGCCGCCGTATTGCCGTTTAAATCAGCCAAGGCTTTGTCGACTTCGGCATAGTCTTCTAACATGCCGCAGTTGTCGGTAACTTGAACGTTGGTGCCTTTGGTCGGCTGAACACCACCATACAATTTACGCCACGTCGGTACCGGAATACCTGACCGGATCGTTGAACGGTGACCGGTTGGCAAGTTGCCTTGCATGAATGTCATGTCGTCAAGGATTTCATTTTCCTGATTCATGATTTCCACGATGTCGGCAATCGTGCCATCGGGATCCCGTGTTTTTGCCACGTCGGCTAAGGTCGGGTTGTTGCTGGATATAGTCGCCATAAGTTAAGTCTCCTGTAAGTTTGACGGTTTGTCGGGTTAAAATTTAACGGTGAGGGTCGTTTGTCATGGTCGGGTAAAGTCGTTCTGCCAGCGATTTACCCGCTGACCCGACCCCCACGTCACGGCTACCCGGGATGCTGGTCTCACCAGTCCGGGCTTTGAGTGCGGCCAAAAGCTGCACACCCGTCGCCGTCATAGCGAGGGATTTAAGTTCGGTTACAAGTCCGGGGTTTTTGGCGATATCGGGCTTTAACAATCCGACTGCCCAATCCGCTACGCCTTGTGCCGATTGGGTGGCCTGATCATCGGTCAAATTGCCGCCGTCGTTAAAGGCTTCGATTAATTTTGCCTTTTGGTTTGCGCCAAATTCCGCATCACTTGTGACGCCTGCCGCTTCCTGACCGTAATGCATGGCAAGGATGCCGTTGACCTGTTCTTGACTTAAATTTTTAGCCTTGGCGACTTCCTGCAAAGCGATCCATCGGGGATCATTGGCATCGGCTTCGATCTGGCCTTTGAATTCATCCGGCAAGATCAGATCGTAACTTTCCGGGGCATCCGTTTTAGCGTTGGCTTTCAAATCTTCGATGTGTTTGGCGACCGCATCCGGGACTTCGACCTTGCTGCCGTCCAGATCGATCTCGCTAACCGTCGGGACTTTGCCCTGTCCTTCTACATCTGCGACAATGTCCTTGTTTTCATCCGTGGCGGATTTACCTTCGCCACCAGCACCATCCAAATTGACCAGTGCCGATGCGCTTCCTTCTTCGGCGACAGCATTTTCTACAACTCCATCTGGCATGTTTTTATCCTTCTTTTAAGTTTGAAATAATCTGTACCAACCCGCGTTTGGCGTTGGCGTCACGCAATTCGGCTTCTGTTGCATTTGGTCCCAATACCTGATCGGTAAATGACTTTAAATAGGCGCGGACGCTGTTCCCGTCCGGACCATCCATCAGCCGGGTTAACGCCAACTTGCCGTCGGCAATGTCTTGTTTCTGTAATGGTGATTTACTGGACATTGGCCGTCCCCTGATCCGGTTGCGGTTGTTGTCCGGTACCGTCACTTCCTTGGACTGCGGCTTGCGCCAATGCAGCCAATTGCTGTTGCTCTTGGGCCTGCTGTTGTTCGACAGCTAATTCTTCTTCAGATTTTATCAAGGTGCTATCAACGCCCGCATTTTTGAACCATTTTGACCAGAATTCAGCCCGTTTAATAACGCCAGCGGCTTCGGGATCAATGCTTAACGCCGTTTGTAGTGCGAGTGTTTGCTCTTGGGCTTCGACCTGGCGTTTAGCCCGTTCACTGGGTGTTTCCAATGCTTCCATCAGCATGTCGATGAAATCGATGCGCCCAATGCCTTCGGGTGGTTCCACATAATAAGTTGATGCAGCCAAGGTCGGGTCTGATAAAACAAACAAAGCACGACGGACTAATGGCCTGAACAATTCACCCTCTAGCCGGTCTAACGACGGGATTTCAATTGCCATTTGATCGGCTTTACGGACAGAATTTTCATAAGCCGTGCGTACGCCTTGATCAACGCCGGGCAGCGCTGGGCCAAATACCATGCGGCGGATTTTTTCCTGTAAATCTTTCAACACAATTTGCGAGACATCAAATGAACCCGGCGATTTAAGCGGGGTCAAACCCTGTGAACCGACAGCTTTGGGAATAATAGTACCGGGTTTCAATTTAATATTGGCCGGGTTCAAAACACCGTCATCGTCGGCTTGCCAAATACCGGTAACCGCGATGGATGCGTTTTTAAAAATTAATTCAACAATTTTATTGGCTGTTTTAATATCCGGTAATGCCCGCAATACAGGCCCACGGCCCATAGTTTCACCGGGCACTTTATCGGACCTGAAAACAATCAAACGCCCAACATCAAATTGTTTTTCGTCAATCAGCTTTTCACCTTTTTTCAGGAACAGTTTATATTTTACTGCTCCACCTTTCGGCTCATAGACCTGACATTCGATAAAACTGATCTTATCGTTTTTCTCTTCATTTATTTTTTGCTGAATATCATTTGGAAAACCTTTTACATCCGGTAACCGGTGCGGAATGTCGTATGCGGGTAATTCGTATTCCCGGTAATTTGTTCGGATGGTGCCGTCTGATGCCTCTTCGGGTATGACTTGCGCGATTGGTAATGCTTCGAATTGAAACGGGTTATTAACGTCGCCCACATCTAGCGCCACGCCGCCCGTTGAAATATA